TGATATTTGAGGTAAATTTGTTTGATCTAAATCCATAGACTGGAGATGCATCAAGAGTACCGTCAGAACTGAAACCTGAGTTTGTTCTATCCTGCCAATACTTCAGAACACCAGTAACTTGATCATAGGATACAACTCTACCAACAGCAGTAGATCCAAGACCAACAGTTTGTGTGATGGTCGAGTCAGCTGTAAATACTGCCGAACTATATCCAATACCAGTAAGTCTCAGTGCATAAAGCGCACTAGCCTTATCAAGTGTTAGGATTGAAGATGAGTTATATGATGTTGGATTTTCAATCATTCCAACACGAGCAAACTGGTTACCAGTGATGAAATCAGGGTTCTCAGCATCGTTCTCAAATCTAGCGTATGTGAGTACATTATACGCACCTAACTCACGATAGATATCGGATCCATGACCACCGGCCGGAGGAACAATTACATTGAATATTGGTGAAGTTGTTCCAGTAGGAACATTGCCTGCTATCAGATCAACAGTTCCGTATGAATATCCTTCTCCACCTTTTGAGACGGTGATAGTTTCAACTTTAGAATCATTATTAACAACGATGGTTGCTTCTGCACCAAACCCATCACCAAGAATAGGAACTCTTGTATATGTTGAGTTGGCAGTTCCCATACCAACACCACGATTTTTAATCGTTACAACTTTAAGTTGACCACTTGATGATGCGTTCTGTCTTATAGGTGTATCATCTGTATTTGTTTCCCAGTTATTAGGAACAGGAATATAATTAGTTGAATCAAACTTAATAGCTTGACTTGGTTTGATTGTATACAGATACTTCCAGATATAACCATCACCACTGTTACCTGCCTCCCTAGGTTCCAGATCGGTGAACGTTGGTTCATCCAATGAAGGTCCACCCTGGAAGTTATTTTCTGGAGTAGCATTATTGTACAAACAAATATAAACTCTGAAATCAGAGTTCATAACATAGTAGTTTGCTGAGTAGATATCAAACGAACCCGATGGTTGTGATGGGTTATTACGAGTGATATCATTTCTCCACATATCATAAGTGATACCTGAAGCCCATTGAGTTTTTCTTACAACCTGACTGACATCAGAAGAGTTAATCTTCTTCATCGCCAACATTGTATCCCAATAATCATTAGCCTGATCCAAACTATCCTTCGGAGCAGGGGGACTAGTATCCCAATCAGATTGATAATCTTCTGGGTTAGGAAGTCCAATAAATGCATAGTAAGAATTAGAGCTGGTTTGGACACCAGCCACAAAATTCTTCGCATTTAAGATACGAAGTTGATCAGTAATTATTGCAGCCATTTTGGAAGGACTTTTTGTTATTTATAGTTGTTTATGCTGTATAATCTCTGTATTTCAGAGGTTCAAATCTGGACACCAATCCACCAGTAGAAATTCCACTAACTCCATCGTTTCCGTAGAAGTTAAAAGTGAGTGGTTCAGTTCTGCCACCGAATTGAATCTTACCCCAACTGTAATTTCCCATCTCAGATTGGGATTCAAAACCGAATGTTCCAGGTTTATCAACATTCACGGTAATTCTTTGAATAGCCGTAACACCGATACCACCGACATTCTGATCTCTTCTTTGTGAAGAGATGACCTTGTATACATTATCAACAGAAGTAGTTCCAATACCAACGGTAGATCCTGAACCATCCTGTGAGGCAAATGTATCAGCTATAGAAACATTCGTATTAAAGATAGTTAAGTAATCATTAGTTGAGATAGAACTAATAGTAACACTTGATCCAACATACTCAGCGTCTCTCATAAATGATTGAACTGGAATGTAGAGATCGAAGTAAAGTTGATGTTGAGAACCAGTGGAAGTAGTTCCCAAACCAACGATATTTCCATAATCACCTGTGTAACTATCAACTTCAATTTCCTCTCTTATGAGAGTTGGTTCAGAAACAAGGACCAAAGGAGGATTGGTGTTTGTATAACCAGTTCCAGGATTAGTAATACTTACAACACCAGCACTACCCCCCGACAATGTGAGTGTTCCTGTCGCTCTTGTTCCATCAGAAGGATTAGCAATACTCAGTGTTGGGGCCACAGTGTATCCAGAACCAACATTAGTTACACTGATAGAAACAGTTCCAAGTCCAGAAACAGTAGCTGTAGCAGATGCCGAAACTAAAGTATCCTGAGACAAAATCTTGATCTTGTTCTGGAAATCTCTATCACCGGACTCAGTATAAGTATTAAAGAGAGGTCTTACACTATCAACATAAGCAATTGTTGAAGCCAAACTGATTGGTTGGATTAGGTAAGAAGAGGGATAGATGAGAGGTTCGTATTCGACTCTATCTTTTCCAACTTCTTTCCCGTCAATGATCTTGTCGATCTGTTGCTTACACCATGTCAGAGGTCTACTGAGAGTTGTATCATTAGTAACACCAGGACCATTATAGGTAGTGGTTTGAACACTATCAATAGTATTAATACCGACAACAGTTCTCACATCTTCATCCAATGCAGTACCCTGTCCCTGTTCTGGGTTGTTGTTAATATCTAATGTATCACCAGTTTTAACTGTTTCCAGAATATCAGTGAATACAACATCAACATCTCCACTACCCTTATAGAATAGTACCTTTGAACTATCACCAGGTTCTGGTGGTTCAACGAACTGAACTGTGCCACCACCAGTGAAGTTATATGCAACTTCAGGTTGTTGAAGGATATCATTGATGAAGATCAACAGTGTTTTGTCAACTTCAATAGGTGATCCAGGTGCTGATTGAATTGAAAGTGCAACATCATTAACTGATAATCTAAAACTTCTACTTAAACCATCAAACTGAGAATCAAAGTTATCGAGAACCTGAAGTTGTCCAATAGAGAAACCATTAAAATCATCTTGATAGATTTCATCAACAGTAATCTGGAACTCACTCAAAGTTCCACTAGTAGGAATACCAGTTGCTCCACCAACAGGAACAGTTAGAATCTCACCATTACCATAAGCGAAACCTTCCTGTTTTAATTGATAATCAATAACACTACCACCAGCTCCAACTTGAATATCAATGGTTGCAGATTGACCGATACCCTGCACAGAACTTCCACTATAGATCAGAGGAATATTTGTATATGAAACAGGATCATCAATTACGAGTTTGGGTAAGTTAGTTGAGGTGTAACCAGATCCAGGGTTAGTAACTGTGACGCCGGTAACATTGCCACCAGATACAGTAGCTTTACCAATGATTTGAATATTAGGAGTTCCGATACTGGAAGTTTGAACACCAACAAATACTGTTCCCAGTCCTGATCTATAACCAGATCCAGAGTTACCAATACTTACAGAGGTAATTGTTCCAGCTGTAGATACAATAACTGTACCGCCAGCCCCAATCAGAGGTTGATATCCACCACCTTCTGTAGATCCAATAGAAACAATAAAACCACCAATAGGAAGATTACTTCTATTAGGATCATAACCAAAAGCTGCTCCACTTTCTTCAAATCTGATTGAAGAAATACCAGAGGCAGTTTCAGAAAGATCATAGGTTCCTTGATTTGCCTGAGCACCTTGTGGTTCCTGGAAGATATTGTTGATCAGGATAATAGCGTTATCTGTTGAGAACCCTGTAGTATTTTGACCTTCACTAGTAAGTCTAAACTCACTTCTAAGACCTGTGAAGTTATTTGATACATCATCAAATACATGATTAGCAAAATATGTCTCTCTGTTAGTGTTAACAGGAGCCGTTCTCATAAAGGTTCTACCTTGGAAAGTAGAATGTGTAGTCAAACCAGTGTAATCTCTTTCAGAAGGAGAACCTGACGTAGTTGAGAGTGGGATAGCTCCATATGGTGGAGAGACGAAGTTCAGAGTACTTCCAACAATATTATAAGTACCACTCATTTTAGTAATGGTAGATCCAACACCATGAGGTTGTAAGTTTGTTCCAAGTTGTCCTCTCTGGACAGTCAGATTTCCAACTCCAGCAACACCAACAGAGACAACACGCATCACCTCAGCACCAATCTTAATCAGATCAGCTGCAGCAATGGATGTGATACCAGTGGTTGGGAATATAGAATCAAATATAATATTATCATTGAGAGATGTTACAATTTGTGTTTCGGATAGAGGTGCTTGGATCATGTTATCAACAGCGATCAAAGCCTTAGAGTTCTGTTTCTTAGCTGTGATGTTGTGGGAGGTTCCAATACCAACTGAGGTGAATTGGAATACCTCTGGATTTAATCTCAGTGCCTTTTCCGCACTTTCCGCAAATCTAACACTACCATCTCCAATCTTAACAACAAACAAATCTTTAGGAAGTTTGTTAGTAACACCAATACCAGCAACATTGGTGGCTGCAATTCCAATAGCCTGCTCTGTTTGATTGCCAGCATAAGAGTAAGTTACATTCTCACCAGTAACAAAGAAGTGTTCTTTGAGGAATAGAGTGTTGTTGTTAAAATCAAATGTTGTTGCAGTATTTCCAGCAAATTGTCTCTGGAAGATTGGAAGACCATCATGTTTTAGATCAAATGCAGTTTTCAGATCAAGTTTAGTACCTCTATACAATCCTGTATCTGATTTAATATCAACATTGTTCAGATCCAAATTGGTTGGAGCACTTATATCAGCGTCATAAATCTTTTGTTCAATACCAAATGTTCTGACTTGAACAGCTGTGCTTGCGTTAGGTTTATAAGTTAGATTTCTATACTTACCAGTTGTTGTGAATCCGATCTGACCAATACTATTACCAGTGCGGATGTTTGCAAACTCTACAAAACCTTCATTCGATTCAGAAGCGATAACACAAACTTCAAACATCTCATACTGAGAGTTAGTTGTATCTTTAACAGATACAATATAGTAACCAGTTGAATATGGTTCCTCAAACTGAAGGATTGTGTTAGCTGATGGTGACCCAGAGGATGCAATATTCTTAAATCCAGAGTTTAATCTGGATTCTTGGAATGTTAGTGAAGAGATACCAGTTGCAGAATCAGATATGGCTACAATAGAAGTATTTGTTGTAACTGCTGTTCCGACACTTGGTGTATATTCGAGAATAATATTACCACCAGACAATCTAGATCCAAAAGTGCCAAATCCAGTAGATGAGTATGAACCAGGTTTGGTTTGCATCTCACCATATTCCACCATATGAACATCAGTTCCATCGTGAATCAGGTTAAACTCATTAGATGCATACTCACCATTCTCATCTTCTTGAAGAACAAGGGCTTTAACCGATCTGAAAGTAGATGATACAGATACAATAGTTTCTAATGTGTTATTAGGTGTTGTTTCTCTATTAGTATCTACAAGAGCAACACTACCAATATTACTATTACCAATAGAGGTTACATTGTCTTTGATACTGATAGAAATGGTAGATGTGTCATATACATTATTTGCAAACTTCACAGGGTGGAACTGAAGATTCCAACCATCAGCAGTTGAGAAGTAATCAAAGTATCCAAGTTCTGGATATGTTTCTATTGTCGCATATTGTTGCATATATCCAATACTTTCACTTTGGATCAGTGAAACAATAGAGAACTGTCTCTCATCTGTAAAGATTCTATCTCTTACAAATGTAAATATTTTATTGTAGATATCATTGAACTCAAATGCATCAATATCACTATACTTAGTAGGTCTTTCGTTACTGAAGAACTCACCACTAAAGTCATCAATGTCAAGAACTCTGTTTCCAACGGATTGGAAGTAATCTGAGAGAATTCTATTCTCAAAGAAAATTTCATCAGAGGACAGAACACCATTTATAATATTGTTACTCTCAGTTACATAATCAAAATCATAGAAACAATGGAGACTTGCTCTACCAACAATATCGGTAGTAGTGTCAACATCAGAATCAAAAGGTTGTGCAATGGCTAACGGCTGATCTTCAATACTGATGACTTGAAGGTCGGAGAACTCTTTATATCCAGAAGTATGGTTGAGTGCAGATACTGGATCTTCCCAGGTATCATAAGGAACTCTGGATTTGATAGAGTATGAGAATGTTTGATAATACTCATTGTTGGGGATTCTTTGTAAGGAATCATTCAAGAAACCTGTGTTCTTCTGCCAACCATAAGTTATAGTTGCACCAGCACCTGTAGTAATTTCAGCATCAAAATCAATTTTAGTTTGAATAACGGCTTGAGTGTCAGAAGATAAACCTTTTACAATTTGACCAACTTCA